AGGGGGACTGCCGCTGGTAGACGCCTATCATGCGATGAAGGTGGGTGAGGGTCCAGTCCTGACGGAAGCTCAGATCTCCCAACTTCCACCGGAATTACTGGTGGAAGCCCGCGCCTGGATGGCGGCAAATGTTGACGGACCAAGTTATAAGGCCGTAACGGGGCCAGTGGATGAGATCGAGTTGGGTCAGGATCTTGAAGCTGATTTATCGGAGGACGCTTATCGTGAGGAAGGGGTGCCGCAGTCAGCAGCGAAGGGGGCTGATTCGGGTTGGGACGATCTGCTTGATTTCGAAAGCTCTGCTCCCGACCAAACCGCCCGCGCTCGGGATCAAATAATCCAACTTATGACGGATGCCTGGATTAGGGAGTCTGGGAGTGTGTATTCTCCCAATTATAACATCGCCGGCATTCCCGGCGCTCTCGATCAAATGATCGCCCGAGGGGCAACTGTAAACGATCTGTTCGATTTTCTTAGCACTCAACAGGAAGTACTCTACCAGAACATTTTAAACCAATCTTTTGGTCCCACAACGACAGTCCAAAGAGCAGATCCTGACAACCCGCAACTGGTCGTTGGAGAGGACGGCATTACGTACGTAGTCGGGGACATTACCGAGCGGAGCGTCTCAGAATTAGCCATTGGTAGTTCACGAAATCTGCCACCAGTGGTGTACGGAGAAACCAATGAGCAACACGCCGTGGCTCGCCCGACAGATACTGGTCTTGGCGTCCAGGAAGGCCCCCCTCCCGAATATGACCCAAAAACTGGAATACGTATCATCTACGGGGGAGGGCAACCGGACGTTAACGAAGCATGGGAGGTTTGGGAGTCTATCAACGCATACGAGAGGGGTCAAACCTGGAGAAATGACTTTTGGCAATGGTATTGGGTCGAATGGCCCAGACATTATCAATGGCGAGACCCTGGTTTATATGGATTGTCGGGTACCATGCCCATCCCAGAGGATGATACACCACCAGTGATGTGGAATGCGCCTGGGCGTCAAAGTACGGGATCGTACTGGGACGATCTATAAACGGAAACTCTGTTAAGATGCCCAGACAAGCCCCCAGATCCAGATGCACCGACCAGCAGATGAAGGCCATTCATTACCTGGTGCTGGATCGTCATGCCAAGACGGATATGACCAAGAAGATTGCCCAGCTCGTCGGCTGCCAGCCGGTCACCGTCAGCCGCTGGCGCAAACTGGACTACTTCCGCTCGGAGTTTGATCGTCAGGTACGATTATACAGAGCGAATTTCGATGATGTCCCCCTGGCCGACCGCAAAGAGCGGGTCAAAGCCCTGCAAGCCATCTATGAAGATCTGCAGGAACGCGACAAGGCCATGAAACTGAAAGTTCTGATGGCTATACGTCAGGAAGTGGGTGATGACAAGCAGGTCATCGAGCATCATGTCTCCGGTGCCGTCGGTGTCAACCTTCCGCCCCGCGCTTCCTCCTACGAAGAGTGGATCACCCAGAATACGGAGATGTACAAGGCCGTCGGGGAAGCGCCCAAGGTCGAGATCGAGCCGATTCTCTCGGCAGAACCCGAAATCCCCCGCATTGAGACTCTCAATATGCGGAAAATGGGGCCGGCCACGCAGGAAACGGAAGATGGCATCCCTCTGTGGACAATTGACCAGTTCGGCCGGCCCGTTCTGCCCAACGGCTTCCAGGAACGAGCCGAAAAGGCCAAATCCTGGGAGCAGAAGGACGACGAGGCTGCGGAAAAGGAACGGCAGCGACTGATAAACGCCATGCGCTCAGTCCAGGAGGACGAAGCCATGGATCTGACCCGGAAAGAGGCTCCGATTGGCTAAAGCGAAGAAAGCAACCAGAAAAGTGATGAAAAAGGAGGCCGTACCGGCCAAAACGGTGTTGGCAGCGACGGCACCCGTACCGCCAGAACCGCCAAAGCCCTCCAAGAAGGAACTGGCCCAGAAGGCGCTGGATACCCTCGGTGCAGCAACGCCTTCGGTGGGATCTGACGGGGAAGTAATTATCTGGCTCAAGGCAGGAGAGAACAAGATCATCGAGGACTGCCTGGTGGCGATTGTCAACAGTTGAACTGGAAGAGGCAGTTGTCCCGACTCCCTGGCAGCCGCAGCCGGGACCGCAGGAAAAGGCCATCCGCGCCTCGTTCGTGCCGGAACTTTTCTTTGGCGGCGCTCGGGGCGGCGGCAAAACCTCCTTTCTCATGGGAGATTTCGCCTCGGATGTGCAGAAGTACGGATCGGTATGGCGTGGTATCATCCTGCGCCGGTCGTTCCCTGAACTGGACGAGGTCGTGGAAGAGGGCAAGAAGGTTCTCTACCCCGCCTTTCCAGGAACTGAATACAAGGTAGGTGTCCATGAGTTTCGTATCCCCCATGCCACCGGCACCGTCACCCTCCGACTGCGTCACCTGGAGAGCGAGGCCGATGCCGACAACTACATGGGGCATCAGTACACCTACATCGCCTTCGATGAGTTGTGCAACTGGCCCAACCTCGGGGGCTACAATAAACTCAAAGCCTGCCTGCGCTCGACGGCCAAGATCGACAACCTGCGGGTCCGTGCCACCGGCAACCCCGGCGGCGTCGGCCATCAGGCGGTCAAGGAATACTTCATCGATGCCGGCGCTCCGGAAACGATTATCCAGGACGACAAGTCGGCCATTCCCCGCATGTGGATCAAGTCGCTTGTCACCGACAACAAGATCCTGCTCGATGCGGACCCGCTCTATATCAAGAGGCTGCAGTCCGTTGGCGATCCCGAGTTGGTACGGGCCTGGCTGGAAGGTGACTGGTCTGTCTCCCTCGGAGCCTACTTCACCAACTGGAATTCCAGACACTGTATCATCCCCTCATTTGAAATTCCAGAGCACTGGCCCCTGTTCGGGGGCCTGGACTATGGCGAATCTTCGCCCACGTCATTTGGTCTTTACACCATCGATTACGACAGCCATGTCTACCGGCTCTGCGAATACTACCAGGCCGGCGCCACCGCCTCCACACATGCCTATGAGATTGACCGGATGATCGCGGCCAACCCGCATACCAACGGCCGCCGACCCCAGCAGATCTTTGCCGATCCCTCCATGTGGGTCAAGCGGAGATTGTCGGAAGTGGTCAACCAGTCGCCGGCTGACGTGTTCCTGCAGCAGGGCCTTTCCCTGACCAAGGCCAACAACGACCGCGTCACCGGCTGGCGGGTCATCAACGACATGCTGGCCCAGCGCAAGCTGCATTGCTTCGACGGCTGGAACGATAACCTCTGCCGCACGATACCCTCACTGCCCCGCTCCAAGAGCAACCCCGAAGACCTCGACACCCACACCGAAGACCACGCCGCCGACGAGTTGCGTTACGCGGTGATGCACCTTTATCAGCCATCCCGCGCCATGCCCAGTCAGAATGCCAACCCGTTCTTTGGCAGCAACGTCCTCGACCAGCTGCCGGTCGCCAAGCAAAGGCGCATAGCATGATCCAAGAAAAAATAGATTTCTGGCAAAACACGTTTATCAATACGGAAAAGTTCATGGAGGAGCATCACCGTCGCTGGCGCCGGCTGCATCGACAGTACCGGCTCGACTTTGACGACGTGGTGTCGCTCGATTCCAGCAAGATCCGCAAGATCTCGCAGTTCTATCCGCTGGCCCGACAGATCATCGCCTCCATCGTCTTCCAGAACCCGCGCATCTTCTTCCGAGTATCAGCTCCACAGAAGGCTTTTCAGGCGGAAATCATGCAGCGGACCATCAACAACGCGCTGGAGTTGTCCGACGCCAAAGCGCATGTGCAGCAGATGGTGTTCGACGCCCTGTTCGCCTACCGTGGCATCCTCAAGACCGTGGTCAACCCTCGCGGCGATGAAGATCTGATGCCGCCGTATGTGGCCAACGATACGTTGCAGAACGGCATGGTCGCCACCCTGCGCGTGTCCCCGTTCAACTTCTTTGGCGATATCGTCACGCCAAACCATGTGTTCGGTCACCAACGCTACTGTTATGAGAAAATGCTGGTGCCGATGGAGTTCGTAAAAGCCGACGACCGCCTGCAGCATAAGGGCGATATCAAGCCCCTGACCGCCGACGACCGGGAAGATCTCATGCTCGGAGACTGGGAGTCGGATCAGGAAGGCGAAGACGCTGAACGCAAGGCCATGGAAGAGTCACGCATTCTCGGGGAGTACGTGCTGTTCCGCGAGGTGCATGACCGCATTCACAAAAAACAGTACATCTTCGCGCAGGGCGTTAAGAAGCCGGTGCTGGAGATCGATCATCCGTTCCTCGCCGGGGAAACCCGCATGGCGCCGGACCCGCTTACCGGCGAGATGGTCGCCACCGACGACTTCACCCCCAAGGGCGGCTTCCTGGTGATGAACGGAACGCCCTATACGTCTCTGACCTACGACAATACCCCGGAAGAGTTCTACGGCCTGCCGGTCATGGCTTACGCCGAGGATACCCAGGCCGGCATTGTCGAGTCGCTGACCCGCCGCGCCGACGGCGTCAAGCGTAACTCGCGCACGATCCTGGGTCGCAAGGGAGAGCAGGCCAACAATCCGGATATCGGTGACGATATCGACAAGGCCCAGGACGGCAAGATCATCTGGGTGGACGACGTACACAACTCCTTCTCAGAGATGACGCAGGCCACGCCCCCGGCCGATCAACTGGGCCTGGAGTCGGACTACCGCAACTACCAGGAGCAGATCCTCAATGTCTCGTCGCTGACCTCCGGTGGCGGTCCTCGACGAACCGCCACGCAGGCGGCACTGGAAGCCTCGTTCGGCCAGTTGAACCGCGACTGGATGCAGGGCAAGGTGGCCCAGGTGTACAAGGAGCTGGCCTACAATTACGCCAGGATCATCAGCGATGTGCGCTATGAGCCGAAAGCCTTCCTGATCAACGTCGCAGAGTCAGAGAACGACCCGGTGTTCGAGGCGGTGCGGGGCGATATGATGGCGGCCCGCTTTACCGTCGAGGTCGAGGCGGCGTCGATGAAGCCGATGTTTGAGGAAATCGAGAAGGAAGATGCCCTCGCGCTGGCGACCTGGCTGATGCAGTTCCCGCAGGTGCCCCGGAACGAAGTGCTGCGCCATGTGCTGCAGAGCTTCCGGGTGCCCAATATGGAGAAGTTCATCGGGGATGCGGCTCGGATC